GGCATCATTGACATTCCACACCGACAAGTTCAAGGCATCAAATGCAGTTTGGTTGTTCTTGATCCATTCCTTCTTGTCTGCTTCAGTTTTCAGACTTTTCCATTGTGCCTGAAGTACCTAGAAAGAACCCACCAAGTCACCTGACTTTGTGCCTAGCACTTCAGAAGCGTGTTTCTATTCATCAAGCTTCTTCTTAGTGGCTTCAGCTTCCTTCTGAAGTTCCTTTTCCTTTTGGGTTGCCTTGTCACTATTAGCAGCAAAGGCATATAATGCGGTAGCCACACCTATCACAGCAGTAGCTAACAGCACATAAGGATTAGCCTTTGCTACTGCATTGAACAACTTCTAGGCTACTATGGCAGCACCAGTAGCAATAGTGCCTTTGTTCTCTGCCATTGTCCTTATCTTGATGGCAGTAGCAGCAGCCCCTTCTTGAATAGCCCTTGTTTTAAGCATAATGGCTGAACTAGACTGAAGGGCATTAGTCACCTTAGTAAGCAGGTTGGCGGTGCTTTGCACGGTCATAAATGTGGCAATGGCATCCTTCAGGGCTTTTTCATTACCTGTCACCTTTGCCAATATGGATGAATAGGTACTTAGGGCTTCACCACTAATTCCTATCAGATCATTGAACACATCTAGATTGGGGGTGTCTGATGCCATCACCTTGATTTCCTCGCTGACATCACTAATGGTATCTTTGAGGGTACCAGCCTTTGCCCTTATTGTATCAATCTTCTGAATTAGTTCCTAGCCACTTGCACTTTGCTTTTCTGCTTCACTCATAGCCCTATATTGGGCGGTAAGTTGGGTCAATTCATTCTGAAGCTTCTTCAGCTGGGCTTTCAGGGGAATATCCTTCTATGTACCCAAGCTGCCCATTTCAGCGTTTGCTTGCTGCATTTGGGCAGATAGACCCTTCAGGGTACTTTCCACACTTGAAAGTGTGCTGCTTAAAGAAGCACCAAAATCACTAGATTTGGCATCCTCTGACAAGTTAGCCCATTGTATCTTCAATTCTTGCAGTTGGGCGGTCAAAGCCTTTTGTGCTTGGGATGTACTCATAGCACCGCTTTCCACTTTTTCTAAAGCCTTCACCACCCTTTGATAGGAAGCCACTTGTGCATCAGTCACACTTGCATTCTCCTTGATTTCCTGACTTGCTTTTCTGGCTTCCTCAGTATATTGGTGTAGGACTGATTTTGCTTCATTGATGGACTTGGTGAATCCTGAAGTGTCAGCCCCAATAATTGCGGTTAGTGTATTAGCCATCTATTGCCTTTCTTATGTAGTTAATCAAAATAGGGTTGGATTGCTGCACCACCTTCACCAATGAATCAGTAGGCTTGATGTAGCCCTTAGTATATGGCTTGATGGCTTTCCCCTTCATCTTAGTCTGCTTCCTATATCTTGTACCACCCACAAAGAACCGGGTCTTATAGCTGTCATAATCAGATTTATTGCCCATAGCGTGAATCTTGATGCTGCCACCTTGATCCTTGCCAATCATAATTCCTGATGTCAGGTGGGCAATGTTGCCTTTGTGGTGCTTGTATAGTGATTGGGCATCATTTACGAATGAAGCCCTGATCATATCCCTTATCCTGATGGCAGCTGCCACCACAGCCTTGTTAATCCTCTGCTTGGTATCCCTTGTAAGGGTGTCCAATTCCTCAATGTTGTGTATCAGCTTTTCCATTCAACAAATCCCTTTCTATACTTTTTGCCCTTGCCTTCAATCTTTGGATGTCGGCATCAGAAATGGTGGTATCCATCTTTTCATCATCCCAGGGGAAGTGCATCATATCCTGAAGCTTCAGCTGTTTTCTGCTATTCACTTGTGCAACCACATACATCAGCCATCTTGTTTGTTCCCAAGAAGTTTGGTCGGCATACTTCAGGCACTCCAAAAGTTCATTCACTTCCCAACTTTGCAGTTCATCCATAAAGTATTCCAATGATACAAGCTTGAATTGTACCACTAGGGTCAGGAATACTTTATGGGCAATCAGTTTTTTTCATCATCCCCCTTGTCTGCCTTCTCATCTTCCTTGATGTTGCTGATTTCCATTTGGTGCTTGTACACATCATTAAGCCAGTTGGAAAACTCACTAAGGGAAGATGGGTTATCATCTATCCAATCAATGAAATCATCAAATCTCAGGTTATTATCCCTAGAAGATGCTACTACTACCGAATAGAAGAAGGTGATTACATCAGAAAGCCCTTGTGGACTGAAATTCTTCTGGGTGATATTTTCGTAAATCATCAATGCCCTGAAGGAATATTTCAGGGTGTATGTGTTGCCTTTAATCGTTACATCCATAATCAATCACTCAATACAATTAAAGGGGATACCAGATGTGTCCAGCACCCCCCTGAATCATTTTAGTTATCCATTGTTGGTTCTTCCTCTTCTTCTTCACCACCACTACTTGAACCTTTCTTCACTAAAGAACCGCATCCCGTAAGGGTAATGCTGAAAGTAGCATTCTCACCCGTGTTGGCATTGGCAGTAAGGGATGTGACAAAAGCCTTTCCTGAGTAATAGGAAGTGGTTTTGTTCAAGTCATACGATGCATTATTCCCACTAAGTCCATTCACATTCCAATCACTAGCAAAGCCAAAGGCTACTGTCAGCTTGGTTTTGTTAATCATTGCATCAAAAAGAATGTCATAGTACTTTTCAGTAAATAAGTTTTCTGAAGTGATTTCCCAAGTAATGTTTCCAATCTCGCTAGCACCCCAGAATCCGTGATCCTTGCTGGAAATGTCAATGGTGTTGCCATTGAGGGTCAAGGTGTGTGAAGTAGCATATGCTATACTTTTCTCATCATTGAAGAGCATCAGCTCATCGCCTTTAATAATACGTTCCATATAGTCTTAATAAGTTTTCAATGTAAATATCAATCTTTGTACAAAAGCATCTTCAAGGTATTCTTCAGTAACTGATGTAAGCCTGCAATCAGTAATGCTGATGCCTTCATCCTGGCACCTTTTTTGTTCAAGGATGTTTCTGATTCTATTGGCTACCTCCAAGGATTCCACATAGGTTTCAGATACAGCTAATACCTAGAACTCTATAGTATTACCCACCACACCATCCTTGCAATACTCCACATTCATTGCAGTCCTGGCATATACCACGAATGGGAAGGTGGTTTCAGCATTGGCTACCAAGGGGAATATCTTCTTTGGTGTAACCATCCCTGAAAGGGTTTCATCTTCTGAAAGCAGCTTGTA